TGAGACATTAGAATTCATGAAAATGAACTAATCTAGAAGTATGGCAGGTTCACAAAAACCGCTGACTAGAGAATTCCTAGCAGAGCGAGATTTACGTATTTTCAAGATGCGTCAAGCTGGCGTATCTTATGGAGAGATTGCCAGACGTTTCAGCATTACCTCGGCAACTGTTGGCACGGCTGTCCGCAGACAGCTCGAGAAGCTCAACAAAGAAGCAATCATGGCATACCCAGAAGTTTTGCGTATGGAGCTTGAAAGACTTGATGCTTTGCAGACTGCAATTTGGCCTTTGACCCAACCACGTAAACAGACCCTGGATGATGGAACAGAAATCATTGCTGAGCCAGACCTAAAGGCGATACAGCAGGTGTTGTCTATCATGGATAGGCGTTCAAAGCTTCTTGGCATGGAGCAGAACAACGTAAACATCCAGATGGACGTTGGTTCAAGTGCTCCGATTAGAGCGACACTTGCAGGTGCAATACCTACTACGGCAGCCGAACAGTTCAGTCCAGAGGCAGAGGCCAAGAAGCTATTGGCAATCATGGGTTCTTCTGGGGTAATCTCCAAAGAATATGTTGATAAGCTCCTCGGTGAGGTTGGTGAATTAGCACCAATTGTGGATGCAGAAATAATTGAAGATGACGAAGAGTTTGATGACTGAGATAGACATCATTGACTGGCTTGAAAGCAGAGTCCCAGCAAGTGACTCTGAGCTAAGGTTGCATTCAATGGCGGTTATAGAAATTGTGAAATTAAGGAAACGGGTGAATGAACTTGAACGAGAGCTGGAACAACGCAATACTGAAGGTGAAAGCATCTTTGTCGCACATGAATGAGCAGAACGACATGACGTCTGACAACATTGAAGCCGCAATGGATAAAGTCGCCGAGAACATCTCAATGGGCAGGCGCTCGAATACTGGCTCAAAACCTGGTGAACCAGCACAGAAACAGGTCATTGTTCGCACGTCTGAACGCAACCATGACAGATGGAAGCAGGCAGCTGAAATTCAAGGTGTTTCTTTGGCTGAGTTCATTAGGGCATTGGCTGATGCAGAATCGGCCAGATTGCTTGAATGTACGCACCCAGAGCAGTTCATTGTTAGCTATCCATGGATGACAAAGTGTAAGAAGTGCGGAGAGCGCTTAGACCAGTAGACTGCCGTCATGATTATTGAATACATCTCGTTTAACGATTTCCTTGCAGACGCCAGCATCAAGTACAACAAGCTCTCGCAAGAAGATAAATCAATAAGGTATGGACAGGTTTATTTCAACCTACTGAACGAATCTCGTCCGGATATAGCAGAAAAATTGAGGGGTTCTGTTCTTGACCCATTTCACAGAGATGAAGTAAAGACAGAAGTGCACGCTTTTGTGGAGTACTTGTGGTAAATGGCCATGCAATTAGATTCACTAGATACTCCACTCATACATAAGAACATCCCTATAGGCGATATTCCAAAAACACCCGCAACTCCATACGGCGCTGAAGAGACAGAAGTCGCCGACCACATGTTGCTTTTAATATCCTCCTCAATCGGTTATCCAATCTCATACAAGCAAGAGCAGGATGGCTTGCTGATTCAGAACATAGTTCCAGTTTTCAAGACAGAGTCACAACAGATTTCAACTTCATCCAAGGTTGTTCTTCAGCTTCACACCGAGACTGCTTTTCACCCGTATAAACCAGATTTCGTTTTACTCATGTGTTTACGTGGAGATGAAACCGCCTACACGACTTATGCGGATGTATTTGACATAGTTGAATGTCTTTCGCCAGCCGCAGTTGAAGAGCTTAAGAAACCGCAGTTCATAACAAAAGTTGACGACAGTTTCAGAATGCATGGAGAGCCAGATGTAGAGCTAACCAAAGCAATACTCTCGGAAGATGAAGATGGATTCCAGATTTGCTTTGACGAGTTCTTCATGAGAGGCAAGACACAGGAAGCCAACGATGCTCTTGATGAGCTAATCATCGCTATAGCCAAATGCACCCAGAAGGTTGCGCTTGAGGCTGGAGACGTCATGGTTATAGATAACCGCCGAACCGTTCATGGCAGATTGCCATTTAGCCCTCGTTATGACGGCTACGACAGGTGGGTAAAGCGACTGATGGTAGTTTCTGAGCTTCCGCCAGACAATGAAAGAGACGGCTTTGTTGTGACTACGGAGTTCACATCCTCCAGTTAGACAACCCGCCTGAGCTATGTTCCATGATGTAACGAGCGACCATCAGGTTGCAGTGGAGGGTTTTGAGACCCTGCATCTTGTTCTCTACAGCGTCCTCTCCGCAAACCTTGGCCGTTACTGACCTCCACGAGGAGTTGATTTGGAGCAAGCCAGTATCGTATGAGCCGTTCTTGTTTAGGGCGTAGGTCATATTGCCATTGGCGTCCCATGTAGCGTTCTGGGCCTTAGGACGGCATCCAGACTCTCTCCAAGCGATGTAGGACCACGTTTGGATTGGATATAGCCCATAAGCCTCGAACACTGGTTCTAGGCGCGGACAACGCTTCTGAGGGTCTTCTGGAACAGCCTTACGGCGACCATCGTGGTCGTTGCGGACTGGGGGCATTTGAGGAAGGTCTTTTTGTGCCCTAAAGGAAGCTTCGGATTCCCGAATTGCTTGGCCTTGACTAAGGACGACGTCGTCTGCCTCTACTGAGATTTCTGTAATTTCCACGGTCTGACCGGACTCGTGTGGAGCCTCAACCTTTTCTGTTGGGATTACCATCCCAGTTATAAAAAAGAGTAAAGAGATTCCATATCCGTGAATTGTGTGCAATTTCCTTTTCCTTTGTTTGGGGAATAAAGCGCGGGCGTAAACTGCAATGCCCTATGTGAGTTAGTAACTAATCTCCATACAAAATTATACCCCTTGGTGTCGGGTAATCCCAACTTTTGTCAATCAATCAGGGCAAAACAACCTCGTATGACCCTTGTGTTTATTGGGTTTTAAAAAAACATGAGATTTCTTGCCTATAAACGCCAAAAATCCCCTCTAGGTGAGCTCATCAGAACACCCAGAGGGGATTTGGTATCTCTTGTTAGAGAACTAGAAAGGTTCTTCTTGGCTGTCTTGGCGCTTCATCTGCGGACGGTTTGCTGGTCGGCTTGCCGTTGCAGTCTTCTGCGCTGGGATTGAAGTCTGACCTTCTTTGATTTGACGACGCTCGTAGCTTTCAATGTTTCGGAGAGCAAGAGCAACGTTGTCGGCAACAACAAGCACCTTTGAGCGCTTTTCGCCAGTTGTCTTGTCATCCCATGTCTGCTGCTCAAGGCGACCGTTCACAATGACGCTGTTGCCCTTTGAGAGGACGCGAGCAATGTCATCTGCGGAGTACGACCACGCAATTGCATCGAAGTAGCTGGTGACTTCTTTCTTCTCACCCGACTCATCTGTCCAACGACGGTTTACCGCCACAGAGAAAGAGACCTTGGTCTTTCCGCTGTCGAACACCATGAGTTCTGGGTCCTTTGTGAGATTCCCAATAAGGGTTACCTGTGCTGTCATGTATTTTCCTTTTCGTTAACGCATGCCCGTGGGCCTGGTGATTAGAGCATAACAGGGCTGCTACGATATTGCAATGCCTTCAGATAGCAGTAATTTCGCGGAAATCCACCTAAAAGTCTTGAACAACATCAAGGAAAGCCTGCTTGACATTACCTACAGGGACGACATGACGGACTCCGAGGTAGGCGAGCTTGTTCAGCAAATGTCAAACATCTCCGAATACGTAGTTGAGCTTTTGGGTATCGAGATTCAGCGCGAGAATGAGGACGGCTCAATTAGTGCCCTTCTTCGCTTAAAGGACTAACAGTGGAAATACACCCATCAATCAAAAAGCTTGCTAAGCCAGTTGATGTGCTGTTACCTCTTGAAGGCAATCCACGTCGTGGAGACATTGGAGCAATAGCCGCCTCGTATAGGGAGTTTGGCCAAGTCAAACCGATTGTTGTTAAAGACAATGAGGATGGAACTTTTACGGTTATCGCCGGAAACCATCAACTTGAAGCAGCAAAGAAGCTGGGTTGGAAAGAGATTGCCGCAGTTGTTCTTGATGCAGATGATGACAGGGCGATTGCTTTTGCTTTGGCTGACAACAGAACGATGGAGCTCGGATACTCAGAGCAGTCCGATATCGCTGACATGCTTGGCCAGATAAGCGACGCGTACGGCGAGTTGCTCACCGACTTGCGTTGGGATGAGTTTGAGATGGCAGCCATAGAAGAGTGGACAGAGCGAAACGTTGAGACAGAAGAAGAGTCTGGATATCTTGCTCCAGTAATGGTCAATCCGCCATTGAACGAGAACATTCATGTCGGGCAAAACGAGGATGGCGAGAATGTCATCAAAGCTAATTCAACGGTTGATGCTAAGGAAGTTGCCACCCGTGGAAGCACAGCAATTAATTCTGCTGGTTCTCAAGCAATAGTTCAATACACGCTGGTGTTTGATTCACCAGACCAACAAAAGCTTTGGTACGACTTCATCAGGTTCCTGCGTAGTTCTGCGGTTTACGAAGGGACTACAACTTCTGAGCGTTTAATGCAGTTTATTGAGGCTCACGCGGATTTCTGATTCGCATACAAACACGCACTGCATATGAGACAAGCGCTCCGTGCACAAGTCCAAGCACAAATCCAAGCAAGTACATTACAGTTGTGTGCTTGGCGTGTCTATAAGACGAACGATTGCTTTAGCAGAACGCTTGCAAACATTTACTGACCACATTCCATCAGTGAACATTGGAGCGATTCTTTCTGCATCATTTCCATATAGGAACATTGTTCTTCCCCAGTTGGCTTCACCTAATGGCTGCCCTCTGAGAGCGCAATCAACGTAATTGATTCCAGCACCAAACAGCTTTGAGGCCAAAGCTTGCTCTTCTGCTTCATTGGTAATCGAGTTTGCATCAACGTAGATACCTTTGAACCCGTGCGAGATTGCTAGTTCAGCACCAACGTCATAAATACCATTCGTCCCAATGCAGAAGATTACATCAGACTTGTTGAACAGTCTTTCATTTGTTTCGGCATCCTGAAACCCAAGGTTCTCTGCATGCTTGCGAGTCCCATCAGAACGACCTTCGCTTGAATAAATCACACGATGTCCACTCTTGCCAAGAGAGCGGCCAATAGTTCTACCCATCTTTCCGGGTGAGAATATTCCTACTGTTTGTGCAGGCATATAAATACCGTGCACTACTTCATGTACTCGGTGAGTTCACCCGCAAGCTTTTCCGCATTACGCGCACCAACAAGTGTCTTTACTACTTCTCCACCATCAAATACGAGAATCGTTGGGATGCTGAATACATTGAACACACCTGCAATTTCTGGGTATTCATCAACGTTTACTTTGCCAATTGCAAAGTGTTGAGAATGAGCCATATCAAAGGTTTCAAACTCTGGGGCCATGGTCTTGCATGGTCCACACCATGGCGCCCAGAAGTCAACGATTACGGTCTTGTCGGAGTCGTAGAGAAACGCCTCAAGATTCTTGTCTGTAATTTCAGCAATCATGGTTCTATCGTACAGGACAAGCGCCCGTAGAGCAGTTGTCCAAATCAAGCATGTCTGAAGGAGCTGAATGCATAGGCACCGAGAAGTCAATCTTGCCGAGAGTCTTCTTGTATTCCTCTTTAGTGATTTCCTCGTATGGAGGGAGTGGGAAGTTGTGGTCACTGTGGAGAAGGAACGACACTGACTTAACGCCCTTGTCATAGTTCTTGGACAACCATTCACGAATTGAGTCAAGCTCTTCCTTGCGGTAGTAGACGGTAACCGAAACAGCATTGTCTGCCCATACAGTCTGCATCTTCTTAACCCATTCAAGCTGGTCAACTGCAGTCATGCTGGCTGCAAGAACAGCACCTTCTGGTGATTCGCATGGGAACTCAACTACGTACTTCGTGTGGTCTTCACGGCCATCAATTCCGATGTCCCAAACAACCTTGTAGCCACGTTTGCGACAAGCGTCAACAAGTGGGTCTGCTGCGCCAAATCGCACCCGTCGGATGTAGTACTGAGCGAAGCCAGGATGGATGCCTGGTGTATTTCCTGGAAGCAATGCCAGCGTGCCTGAAGGCTGAACCGTCGTCAAACGAACCGATACTGGCCAGCCATTTTGCTTTGACCATTCTTCGTCAAATTCGCGCAAGGAAACATAAGCTGCATCAAGCCATTCAATCTTTTCTGCTGGCACCTGCAAGATACCCGTGATGCTTTGACCGAGGCGAGCGTTCTTGCGAACAATGTTCGTGGTCTTTTCATAAGGGTAGTCAAGTCTGGTGATTTGTTTTTGAATCTTGTACAAAAGGATTGAGATTTCCTTGAGTTGTTCAAGTGACTCAACGTTAGGAAGGAAGATTGTTGAAAGGTTGCATGACTCTCCGTCTGCAAGCGCAATTTCTGCACAAGGGTTGAAGCCCTCAATGGTGTTGTCAGGGCGTCTGTCACCGAGACGACCGTATGTGCGTGCAAGCTTGCGGTTGACAAGACCGTATGGTTCGCCTGAGCCGTCGTAGCCCTTCCAGAGTTCTGTCATGATTTCTTCGTATGCATCTGCATAGATGGAGTTGTTGGAGTTGGCACGCCATGCTGGGACACTACCCGTGGACCAGTTCTTTGCTCGAATGAAAAGAACATCGTCTGGGTCGCCAATGGCAATCTGTGCTGAACGACGCGAAGAACCAGAGACAACGATGCGACCAATGATGTTGCAGATGTCAAGCACATCAATTGAGCGAAGCTTCTTGCCTTCACGATTCTGCATCACCTTTGAAATATCTGCGATGCCTTCAATGAGTGCACCTGGACCTGATGCGGTGCCACCGAATGTCTTGAGTGGTGCACCGAATTCGCGAATAAGAATCGTGGAGTATGAGAAAGACTTACCCGTGTCAAAGTACGACTTCAACACTGCATGAAGCAAACGCTTCCAACCTTGACGCGAGTCAGGAACAATGATGTCTGCATCGTTGGAACGTTCGTGCGTGATTGTTACTCCTGCTTTAACTTTTGGAAGTTCGTGAATCTTGGAACGCTCTACAGAGAAACCAACACCGCCACCAAGCATCAAGTATTCAAACAACAGTTCAAAGTCTTCAATCTTTTCGATGTTGGTGAAGTAACAGTTGTTCAATGATGTTGCGTTGAACTTCTTGACAAGTGGTGTTCCAAGCTGCCAAAGGGCACGACCTGAAAGCGAGCAGCGAAGGTTGAACATGTGGTCAAACAGCTTCTCTGCCTCTTCTTGTGTCAGGCATGTGCCGATTTCTGCTGCGCCATTGATTGCCCGTGTG